TATTTACTTCATTATGTTTTATTTAATCAAAATATGAATGTTGCTATTTTGGCAAACAAACAATCCACAGCAATTGAAATCTTGGGCAGAATCAAGATGGCATATGAATATCTGCCAAAATGGTTACAGCAAGGTGTGATTGAATGGAACAAGGGTTCTGTTGTGTTGGAAAACGGGTCTAGAATTTTAGCAGCGGCAACCTCTTCGTCTGCGATTCGTGGTGGATCCTTTAACTGTATTCTCCTTGACGAGTTTGCTCACATTCCTACACAAATTGCTGAAGAGTTCTTTACCTCTGTCTACCCAACTATTACTTCTGGTCAATCAACCAAGATGTTTATTATTTCCACCCCCAACGGTCTTAATATGTTCTATTACTACTGGAAGGGTGCTATAAACAATCAAAATGGTTATGTTCCATTTGAAGTTCACTGGAGTCAGGTTCCAAAATACCCAGGTGGTCCTCTTCGCGACGATCAGTGGAAACGGGAGATGATTAGTAAAACTTCAGAGAAGCAATTTGAACAAGAGTTTGAATGTGACTTCTTGGGAAGTTCAAATACTCTAATCGCTCCATCAAAACTTCATACTTTGGTCTACTCAAAACCCATTCTTCGCACAAAGGATGGAATGAGCATTTACCAAGAACCAATAAGAAAAGATCCAGATAATCCAAAAATATACGACCATATTTATTTTATCACTGCCGATGTCGCAGAGGGTCAGGGAAAAGATTATACTGCCATGACAGTAATTGATGTCACTCAATTCCCGTATAAGGTGGTCGCGACATATAGAAATAATACGGTATCCCCATTACTGTTTGCTTCGGTTATCAAAACCGTTGCTAAAAAATATAACAATGCTTTTGTATTAATTGAGATTAACAGCATTGGTGTGGAAGTGGCAAATATACTTCACACAGATCTGGAATATGAAAATATTGTCAAGACTGCCATGATGGGTAGAAAAGGTCAAATAATCACAGAGGGATTTGGTGCTACAAAAAAGGTTCAAATGGGTGTTAAGACCTCTGTAATTACTAAAAAGGTCGGTTGTCAAGTTCTAAAGAACTTAATAGAAGAAGACAAACTTATCGTAGAAGATGCTGATGTTATCTCTGAATTTACAACATTTATATCTAAAAAACAAAGTTTTGAGGCAGAAGACGGTCACAATGACGATCTTGTAATGTGTCTGGTTTTATTCTCATGGGCAACAAGACAACAATACTTCAAAAACCTAACGGAGATGGATGTTCGTCTTGCGATGTATCAGCAAGAAATAGACAAAATCGAGGACGATATGCTACCGTTTGGATATTTTAACGACGGAATCGAAGACATTGAAGATCTAGAAGAAGACAAAAATTGGGCGACAAATGAAAATTGGATAATTACAAATAGAGAGGAAATAAAACTACCTTGGATTGATATCAAAAAATAGTATTAGGATTATTAAATTATCAAGTTCACATTTTAACTACATATAAATAGCAATTTATTCCAAGGAGAGACAACATGCCAAGACCAAATATAAGCTTTAGAGTGAATGACGAATCAATGGTCGTTCCAATAACAGAAGGATTCGCAACAACAATTGGTGCTGTTTATAACCCATCAAATAATCTTAAAATTTTAGCAGGAACTACGGCAGAAAAAGATCAAAGTTACTATTTAGTTCAAAACATTTCTGAATGGTATAGTCGTCTTAATGATTATATCATTAGATTACAGGGTGGTGTATCTTTTGCGGCAGGAAATACATTTTATAGTGTCGGTTCATGTGCTGCAAGTTATTTAAATGGAGCATATTCCGCAACTGCTGGAATCTCATCAGGATTTTCGGGTGAGTGGTGGGCAGTTCATAACTTCCTACAATATGGTTCTCCATGCTATGTTGGATTTGGAAATGGTCTAGCAGGAATTAGTGCTTTTTATGACATTAATTTTGATGTAATGTTCCAAGGATACCCTGGTGCTGGTGGATCAGTTACGAATTATCAAACTGCTGTAACTACAGTTATAGATTATAAAGCATCGTCAGATTTCCCAGCAATTGGTATTGTATATGTTGGATCTACAGCAAACGCAATAACAACAGCACCAGCAACTCCATCTGGAACAAGCTCTAAGGAATATATTAGAGTTTATGGAGAAAAACAACACTTAGACACCACAGGACTCTACACCGTTGAAACTCCATTGGCATCAGATGTTGCTGGTTGTATTATACGCACAGATAGAGATTATTACCCATGGTTCTCTCCAGCTGGAGCAAAACGAGGAAGAATTCTGAATGTTCTTCGTCTAAAGAGAAATCTAGCACCATCCGAACAAGATATTTTATATGATGCTGGAATCAATCCAGTGGTCACATTTGCTGGTGAGGGAACACTTCTATATGGAGATAAAACAGGAGAAACCGCTACATCCACTCTATCTAGAATCAATGTTTCTAGACTGTTTATGTACATCAAGAAAGCACTTGCTCCTGTTGCTAGATCTATTCTCTTTGAGCAAAATGATGCCATTACAAGATCAAGATTTAAGATTGCTGCTGAAGGGTTCTTAGATAGAATCGTGGGTCAAAGAGGCATTTCAGAATATAAAGTTATTTGCGATACCACAAATAATACTCCAGAAGTAGTTGAAGCAAATTACTTTGTCGCAGATATTCTGATCAAACCAATCACTTCAATCAATTATGTCAGAATTACACTAACTAATAAAGATCTGTCATCTGTTCTTTAATAAATAGAAAAAGAGGTATCTAGAAATGCCAACATTAAACGAGTTTAGAAATAATTTCTTCGGAGTAAGACCAAATAGATTTTTGGTTGAGACTTCATGGCCTACTGGTGTGTTATCACCAGATTTAAGCGACCTCTTCATTTATGTAAAAGCAGCAGATCTTCCTGGTTCTACAATTGGAACAATCAATGTAGCATGGCAAGGAAGAATAATTAAATTTTCAGGAGAAAGAACTTATGCGGATTGGGTAGTCAATGTTTATGATTCCAACATTCCCGCAAAGGATCTCCGAACAGGATTTGAAAGATGGATGGAAGCAATGGATGGTAGAAATACACATGCCATTAATTATAACCTAACATCTGACTGGATTATTCGTTACAGTGACGTAAATCCAGGTACAGCAGTTACTGAGTTGCCAACTCAAGATCCAGCAAATTTCAACAAATCCGTAAAGTTAAAAAATTGTTTTCCAGTGGATATTGGACCAATTACTTTAAATTATGATGTGTCTGATTCGTTTTCAGAGTTTACTGTACAAATTGCTTATGATTATTGGGAACCATATCAATAAGGATTAATTAATGGGTTTATCTGATTATTTTGGTTTTGTTTTTGGCAAAAAAGATGAACTAGTCAGTCCCGAAGGTGGACTGACTGGTTCTTCTTCTAACCTTTCGTTTGCTGCCCCAGAAAACTATGATGGAACACAAGTAATAGAAACAGGCGGATTTATGTCGTCTGTCTATGACTTTGGTGGTTCTTTCATGGACGAGAATTCTCTTATTCGTCAATATAGAAGCATGTCATTGTATCCAGAAGTTGATATGGCAATAGAGGATATAATAACACAGGCGATTACATTTGATCGTGAAGATATTTCAGTCCGAATAGATCTAACAAATGTTGATCTTTCAGATAATATCAAAGCAAAAATATCTCAAGAGTTTGATACAATTATCAAACTTTTAGATTTCAAAAATAGAGGTTATGATATTTTTAGACGATGGTATGTTGATGGAAGACTATATTTTCAAAATATAATTGATGTAGAACATCCAGAAAAAGGATTAATTGAACTTCGAGCAATTGATCCTATTAAAATTCGCAAAGTTAGAAAAGTTCAAAAAGAAACAAGAAGAGTTCAAAATACAGTAGTTCCAGTAGTCAAGAAAGTTGAAGAATATTATGTTTATACTGATTTTGAAGTCAGTAATGTTGCTTCCGCGACAACAGGACATGTTGGTGTAAAAATACAACCAGACTCCATAACCTATACACACTCTGGTCTTATAGACCATACGTCAAAAAGAGTAGTTGGATTTTTACACAAGGCGATTCGTCCTCTAAACATGCTTCGTCAGACCGAAGACGCAATGGTGGTCTATAGAATCGCCAGAGCACCAGAACGAAGAGTTTTCTATATTGATGTTGGTAATTTGCCAAAACAAAAGGCAGAAGAATACATCAAAAATCTAATGACTAGGTATCGCAATAAATTGACATACGATTCTTCAACTGGAGAAATCAAGGATCAAAGAAATCATATGTCAATGTTAGAGGACTATTGGTTGCCCAGAAGAGAAGGTGGTAAGGGTACGGAAATCTCAACATTACCTGGAGGTCAAAGTCTAGGTCAAATGGAAGATGTTGAATATCTTCTCAGAAAACTATACAGAGCATTAAATGTTCCTCTTACAAGAATGGAAGTTCAGACTGGGTTTAATCTTGGACGTAGTAGTGAAATAACCAGAGATGAAGTCAAATTCTATAAGTTCATTGAAAGACTTCAAAATAAGTTTTCCAATATGTTCTTGGATATTCTGAAAAAGCAATGCCTACTTCGTGGAATCATGACAGTAGAGGATTGGTCAAAAGTTTATCAGGATATATCCATCAAATTCAGTAAGGATTCGTACTTCACCGAACTTAAGGAAAACGAAATATTAAATGAACGAGTAAACATGCTGAATGTTCTCGGAAACTACAATGGTTTATTTTTCTCAACGAACTATATTCGTAAAAATATACTGAAGCAATCCGACGAAGAAATGGCAAGAATGGATCTAGAAATAGAACAAGACAGGCAAAAACAGATTCAACAACAACTAGAGTTACAGCAAATGGGATTGGTGAATCCAGAAGATCAACAACAATAATAAATAATATATAAGTTAGGAGAAAAATATGAATAATAAAAATATTGTAGACGCACTTGTAAATGAAGACCTTTACACTGCTAAAAAACTAATCAACGAAACTCTTTTACAGAGAATGGGAAAGGCCCTTGAAGAAAAACTCATTGATTTTGGTCCAACTATTTTCAATGAAGCAGCAAAACCTGACTTTCTAGACATGGATGGTGATGGTGATAAGGAAGAACCAATGAAGAAAGCAGCAAAAGAAGCAAAAGCAAAAAAGAATGAATCAGTTGATTCTGATGAAACTACGATTGCTGAAGAATTTGAACAAGAACTAAAATCGCTTGTAGAAGAAATTGAGCAAGAAACAGGAACTCAGTTATCAGAAGAAGAAATTATGGAAATTGCTGAAAATTTGCTAGAAATTCTTTCTGAAGAAAATGACGAAGATGAAGACGAAGAAGACGAAGAAGACGAAGATGATGAAAATAATCAACGTCCAGCAGGTCGCCGCACAATGGGCGAAACTGATTATTAATTCTAGGAGTTTAAATCTATCATGAAGTTAATTACCGAAACAGTAGAAGATGTTCAAACACTCGTAGAGTCCACAAAATC